AACCAAAAAGGCACAGGGTAATTTGACCAGTTTAGGTTTTTAAGATTAAACTAGTTTTATGAATAAAAAACCACCTGAGCTTCACCTGATTGATGGGACTAGACCGAGAGGCAAGTCCACTAAAAATGTTGCGTCTATTCCTAACAACATTAAAAAAAGAATTCCTAAGGCTGATTGGCTTGATGACCCAACCACTTGGGACAAAGACAAGTTCATTCAAGAAACCGCAGAGTTCCTGCACGAAGTGTACGGAATCGGCAGCGATCAAGATAAGCACACGTTGTCAATGCTGGCTGGCTATGTAGATAAATATGTTTTTTGCGAAATCGGGATAAAGAAAACCGGGCTAGTTATGAAACTAAACAACGGTGCGTCTATTGGCCCGAGTCCTTTTGTATCTTTACAAATGAAAGTCACTACACTTATTATCCAACTAATGAACGAGTTAGGGTTAACGCCTAGAGGTCGTTTAAGTTTAAATAAATCAGGCGATCAAGGTGATGCTAGTAAATTTATGCGCGGGCCAAAAGGGTGATCTGGCAAACTGGCGTCGTCTACGCTAAAGAGGTCGCGAAGGGCAACGTTAACGTATGCCGAGACGTTCGATTAGCATGTCAACGGTTTTTAAATCAATACGAAAATAAAGATTGGCGATGGGTGTTTGATCAAGACTACCCACAGCACGTGTTGGAATTTGCTACCCAGCTACGGCATACAAAAGGTCATCAAGCAGGCCAGCCAATTGTTTTAGAGCCATTCCAAATATTTATTATTTGTGCTGTCTATGGTTTTAGAGACAAGAAAGACCGCGAGAAACGCATGGTTTCAGACGTCATTGTCTACATACCACGCAAGGCAGGCAAGTCTACACTGACGGCTCTTATTGGACTCTACGAGCTTTTCTGTGGTGAGTCAGGCGCAGAGGTCTACACACTAGCAACTAACCGCGAGCAAGCTACTATCGTCTTTGATGCGGCCAAAGGCTTCATAGACTATATGCCTGCTGACTTTGGCAAATTGTTTATGCAATCAAAGTACGAGATTAAGAAAGTCGGTGACGCGCAAAGTATGTTTAAAGCGCTCTCCCGAGACACAAAGAAAACAGGCGACGGTAAAAACCCATCTTGCGTAATCGTTGACGAAGCTGCGCAGATTGTTGATCGCAACTCGATTGAAGTTTTGCACAGTGGCATGGTAGCTCGGCAAAACCCATTGCGAATTTACATTACTACAGCATCATTTACTAAGGACACAAAGTTTCACGAAGATATGTCAATGATGCGTTCGATGCTAAATGGCGAAGCTGTAGATAACCCAAAATGGTTTGGCCTCTTGTATGGCCTTGACCCGCAAGACGATTGGCAAGACCCCAAGAGTTGGTTAAAAGCAAATCCCATGCACGGCATAAGTGTATTTGATGAAGCGATTGCACAGCGAGCAGAGGAAGCAAAACACAAACCTGCTGCTTTAAATGATTTTCTTTGTAAAACACTTAACATTTTTGTGTCGGCTAACACGGCGTGGCTTGATCGCGCGTTTTGGGACAATGAAAAATCTATTGGCCTAACAGACCGACAGCCAGAATCTGTATTCATTGGGTTTGACTTAGCAGCCACGCGAGACTTAAATGCAGTCTGTACGCTTAAACGCTACGGTGAATTAGACTACGAAGCACAATGGCAATTCTTTTTGCCCGAAGCCGGGTTTGATTTAATACCAAAACATTATTCTGATATTTTTAGAGTTGCCATCGCAAGCGGAATACTAAAGTTGACCGAAGGTAACGTTATGGACGATAGAGAAATAAGCGAATACATTAAGCAACAATGTAGCGTTTATGATGTTAAGGAAGTAGGCTACGACTCTTATAATTCTGCTGCGCTAGTGTCTAGATTGTATGAGGCGGGTATACCCGTTAAAAAAGTTGGGCAGTCTATGGCGGTTTTAAACAATCCCAGCAAACAAGTAGAAAAGTTAATACTTAATCACCAAATCAAACATGACGGTAATCCGTTTGTAGGATGGCAGTTAGGAAACTGTGAGGTTTATACTGACGTAAACAGTAATATTAAAGTTCGTAAAAATGAAGCTGACAAAGCTGCAAAAGTGGATGGAATAATTGCTCTAATAATTAGCATGCACTCTAGCCTTGACACACCAAGTGTTTCAAATAGTTTTGGTTTTCGTAGCTTTTAGTTTAAAATTGATAAACAATTGTTATCTTATTGGGTGTAAGCATGGGCGTTTTTGATATATTCAAAAGTAAAAAACCAACTCAATTAGAAGCTAATACTCTTTTTGGTCAAACTCAGCTTGGCAATAGTGTCTTGTACCAAGGTCAAGGTGGCAAGCAAACAGTAAGCCAACAGTTGTTATACGTAACAACATCTAGCACCACTACGGCAGGTCGTGTTGTTGATATGTCTATGCTTACCCGTAATAGTACGGTCATGGCAGCATGTGGCGTCAAGGCGCGTGCATTGGCACAGTTACCAATAAGCATAATGACCAAGACTGATGATGGTACATTTGTTGACGCGCTGGCATCGTCAAAAGTAGGTGTGCGTGACAAAGCCAAGGCCAAGCAAGTTTTAAATTTACTGCGCTGTCCGAATAACTTTCAGTCACAGTATGAGTTTTGGTATCAGTGGTGTTTGTGGCAAGACCTGTCAGGTGAAACGTTCACTTTGTGGTGGCGTGCCAAGCAAGATGACAGTTTGCAAACACCGATTGAAATGTATAATTTAGATTCGACTTTAATAAGTGCACGTCTTACCGAAGCGCGTTATCCGTCTTACCAACTATCAACTCCAAGTTACGGATTTAATCATAACGAGCCGCTATCCGCTCACCAAGTTATGCACATTAAAGAGGCTGCGTGGCAAGGTAGTGCTGGGTTTAACAAAGGAATATTAGCTACAGAATTAGTTGCGCTTGACCAAGACATTGATTTGTACGCAAACTTTATTATGCAAAACGGTGCAAAACCCTCTGGCATGTTTGTAACCGAGCAAGTTATACCTGACGCAAAGTACAAAGAAATTGCCGCAAGGTTAAAAGAAGCGTGGTCAAGTATGACGGGTAGCAGGTCAACAGATCAATCCAAGCCTGGCCAAGGTATGCTTTTAGACCAAGGCATGAAGTACCAACCGCTAGATGTTTTAACCTTACAGGACACGCAAACGCAAGCACTGAAAGAGCAGACAATGAAGCGTATCTGTGGATTATTCGGTGTACCACCATCAATGTTAGGTATTGCAGACCAAAAATATAACAACACGCAAACCATGATGGACGAGTTTTACAAAGCGACAATGTACCCGATGATTATCAACATCGAGCAAAAGCTCAACAGCCACCTTTTTAAAGGTTTTCCAAATCTAGTTGTGCGGTTTGACACTAAAGACTTTCTAAAAGGCGCAGCGTTGGATCAGATTAATTTTGTTGCACAAGGCGTTAGCGCAGGCATTATGACTCAAAACGAAGGTCGAGAGTATATGAACATGCCTAAACTTGACGGTTACGATGACTTAACAACGGGTGGAAAGTTTGAGCCTGTCAGCGGTAGCTCACCGCAGGATACTGGCGGTGGAGGTGGCAATCAAACGCGCAAAAACAATATAGGTACTACATAATATGATTGACAAAACAATATATAATTTATTAAATTCGCAAATAAAGACACCTAGTGTTAAAATACCGAAAATAATAGATTTGCTCACAATACAAGATAACGACCAGTCGATAAATCTTGGGGCAATCAATGAAAAATATCACTCTAGTTTGCGAGGCAAAACTACAGTTAGAACCAAACGCAAACGAAGCGATAAATAGTTTAGGAACAATTGAAGCACGCGTAACCACTTGGGGCGCGAGAGAAGGCGCAGACGGGCGAAAATTTAATTACCAGCCCGAAGGCTTCGCTGATTGGGCAAAAGAGTTTGCAGATGTAGGCAAACCGATGCCAATGTTTTTAAATCATAACGACTTAGGTATGCCTGTCGGACAATGGGAATCCGTTACGTTCGATGACGAAGGCATGACAGCGTCTGGCAGATTGTTTGTAGAAACAACTGTTGGCATGGACATGTACAAAGTTTTAAAAGAATCACCTAATTTATTTGGCGGTGTAAGTGTTGGTGCATATGCTGATGAGGCTTGCTACGTCGACGCTGAAGGCGTGATGATTGACCCTGCAAGCGAAGGTGACGATGCTTACTTTCAAATTACCAAAGGCGGTTTGCGCGAAGTGTCTGTCGTTATGTACCCAAACAATTTAGAAGCAAGCATACAAAAATTAGAATACTTTGATGATGAGGGAAAAACTAACCCTCGCACGATTGAGATAGTACTGCGTGATGCAGGCCTGTCCAAAAAAGATGCGACCACCGCGTCTTCTATTTTGAAGAAAGTTTTAGAACAGCGTGATGCTACTAAGCCTATTCAAAAAGCCCCGGCACAGAGTGATTCTGACGCGGTGGTAAACGAAACTGATTTAATAATCGCTGCTTTAGAAGCACGAGAGTTAATGAAAGCCCTTTCAAAACGCATTTAAGGAAATAATCATGTCAGAACAAATCATTGCAAAATTAGATGAAATCGAAGCCAACACAATCACCAAGATTGAAGAGGGTAAAGTTTCAGCCATCGCAGCGGTAGAAGAAGCTCGATCATCTTTTGAGGAAAAGGTTGCAGCACTAGAAGCCAAAGTTGCATCTATTCAAGCCCCTGCGGTTATCAAAACTTATAAAACTATTACGCAAGAAGTTAACCGTTCAGTTAAAGAGCAGATTAGTAACTTCTATAAATCAGGCGCAAAAGTTGAAAAAGAATTAACCATGTTTGCTGATGAGTCGCAATATGACGCATACATGAAAGAAGCCTCAGCTTTAACTGGCGGTGGCGCAGGTGTTGGTGGTCGTACAGCTTACGACCCTGTGTTCGTTGCTTTGCGTTTAGCTAATCCAATGAGAGGTTGTGCACGTGCCGTTGCTACTGACGGTTCAACATACCAGTTCCGCGCTAAGACTGGCAACACGGGCGCAGCATGGGGCTACGCAATTCAAAACAACGGTGCAACAACCACTGTAAGCACAAACATTTGGCAACTTACATTACAAGATTTAAATGTACAGTTTCCAATTCGTACCGCAGCGCTTGACGACATCGACGGTTTGGAATCAAATGTTGTTAGTGATATGATGGCCGAATTTTCACAAGCCGAAGCCTTTTCAATGATTCAAAACAACGATCAAGGTGCAACCAGCTTACCTTACGGTGGCTCTAACGGCCTGCGTGGTTTGAATCAATACGCAGGCGCAGCAGCTACATATGCAGGTGGAAAAACTACTGTTGCAGCGTTCGGTACAAGTGGCACAGGTTCAAGTGCTGGCTTGCATAGCATTGCAACGTATGATCAGTTGACTTCAAACGTTAATACCGTTGGTGCTTCTAACGTAACGTATAAAGACCTAGTTAACTTTATGTTTGCACTAGCGCCTCAGTACCGTGTGCCGACATCTAAGTTTATGGTTAACTCAACTTTTATGTCACAAATTCGTGGCCTAGTTGATAACAATGGCGCACCAATCTTTAACCGCAATATGGGTTTATCGGTTGATGGCGTGATTGGCACAATGCTTGGTTACGATGTTGTAGAAAGTACTTACCTCGATTTGCCAAGTCAATCGGCAACGGGTACGGCTGGCACTACTAGTTTGTACCCCATGTACTTTGGTGACTTCCAAAAAGGGTTTACTATCGTTGATCGTTTAAATATGATTCTGCGTAGGTACGATCAAACATTGCCCGGCAGCATCACGTTCTACGGTGAAAAGCGTTTAGCAACTTCGGTTGTTGACCCATTTTCAATAGTTCGCTACCGTAGCACCGGCACAGCTACTTAAGTACGAACGGGGGGGGCGTAAAGCCTCTCCCTCACTTTAATTATTTGGACAAAGACTATGAGCTTAATCCTTGAATCAGTAAAGAAAGCCCTCACCGAAGGCGAAGCCACTGTTAATTTAAAAGAGGCATCATCTCTTACTGGCTCGGGGCAAAATGTAGGTGGTCGAGTTATATATGACGTTGCCTTTGCATCTGCGCGTGAACATAATCCATTGCGTAAAGGTGCACGGCTTATTGCCGGCATAGGCTCAGAGCAGGCCTTTGTTGTTAAAACGGGTAACGCTACATTAATTGAAAATGCATCAAATAACCCGTGGGGCTATCCGATAAATAACAATACAGGATTACCAAATATTGCAACATCATTTTGGCAATTGCCCACACGTTCAATAAACGCAGGTGTTCCAGTTCGCACAGCAGTTCTATCAGATATTGATGGACTTGAAGAGTCGATTGTTGACGATTTAATGTTTGAGTTTTCTCAGCAAGAAGCCTTGTCAATGATGTTTAACAACGATCAAGCTGGAAGCACAACTGTGAATTACGGTGCAACTGAGGGCTTGCGTGGTTTAAATTATTATCCTGGTTCAACAAGCGCAGCCGCATTCGGTACAAGTGGGTCAGCAATTACGAACGGCCTGCATACTGTTTTACAAGTAACGCAAGCATCAGCAAGCGCAGTTATTTATGATGACTTAGTTAATTTACAAGCAGCTTTACAGCCACAGTATTTGCATAAAGAATTTACTGCTTACATGATGCACCCGTCAACTATTAGTGCATTGCGTAAATTAAAAGTGTCAGGCACAGCTAACAATTTTATTGAGGTTGGCGACGATGACGGTGGCGCAGCGGTGTATATTTTTGGTCATCGTGTTGTACCTAACCCGTACATGAGCGTGGCAAGTCCAGGCAAGTTTCCTGTTTATCTTGCAGACTGGTCAAGATTCATGACCATTGCTGACGATGAAATGATGACTATCAAGCGTTTTGATCAAACTTCACCCGGCTTTATTTATCTGTTTGCAGAGAAACGAGTTTGCTCGACAGTGCGAGACGTATTTGCAGGCGTGCGGTTGGTTGGTTAAAGGTAAACAATGTCAATTGAAACCCCATTTTTAGGCACTAGCAGAAACCCATTCAACTATGAAAAAGTTGAGCAGGTTGCGCGTGACACTGTTACGCAATGGCTGACACTTGATGAGATTACGCAACAGCTAAATTTATTTCAAGATGAAAGTCAAGACAGTTATTTGAACAGCATTGAATTAGCGACCCGTATGGCAATAGAAGATTATCTTGGTATGTCTATATTCCCCACGACATACGAGGCTTACTACGGCTCGTTTAGTGACCTTAGCACGTCACAGGTTTACTTGGATTTACCAGAAATATCGCAAGCATTTAATGGACAGCCGGGCGTTACGATTAACTCGGTTAAATACTATAACGGTGCAACACCACCTGTACTGACAACATTGGCAAGCTCTAATTATTATTATGATGCTTCAGGTAACCGTGTAGTTGCAACTGGTTTACCGCAGACAAACAATACGGGAAACGCTAACCCAATTGTTGTTAATTACACTTGTAACGCTAACCCAATTTCACAGTACCCAGTTATCAAGCAGGCTGGTTTGATGTTGCTTACTCACATATACAATCAGCGTAGTGATACAACTACCGAGAATTTACGAAACATACCTTTTGGCGTGTCAACTTTGCTTCGACCTTACAAACCTTTGGTGATGTAATGAGCATTGCAAGATTTGAAAACGTAGTTATAAACAACGTCACAAATGGCATAAATTTGTACGGTGAACAAACTACTGCGATTGTAGAATGGTTCACATCACGCGCTATTGTTAAAGACGTTAGAAACAGTTTAAGAATATCGGAAAGGTACAGGCTTTACACAGATTTGGTAACGTTGACTTTTAATTACACGCCTAATATGAAATCAATTGTTGATGACCAAGACTTGTTTGCGGTTACTTGGCGTGATAACGATTGGCGCATTATTGACTGTTATGAATCAGATGACCGTATGAGTATTACTTTCACTTGTTACAAAAACGACCCAACGACACCCGTATGAGCCAAAACAACCCAGCCGATTATGCAAAAGCAATACAGTTTCAACTGTCAAGTATTGTTACGCCTATACCCGTGTATGCAAACTTTAATCGTAACTTTGCAAATGAGCCAAAATTTATAACTTGGAATTTGCGTAACATACATCAAGAAGTGTTTACAGGCACAAACCAAAACAACAAAAGTATTGACCGACCAATATTTCAGATATCAATATTTACAACCTTATTTGAAGATGCTATGAATGTAAGTAATTTAATACTACAATCATTGCATGGTTATAGCGGTCAATTCGGTGGGGCTTCGGGCTTTTACATAGCCAAAGCTGATGTCGATTGGCTTTACAATACATATGATAATGAAATCGGGTTACAGCAAGTCATTTTAGATTGCACACTTGATATTCCGACATAAGACAATATTTAAAATTTACTGTTAAATAGAGGAATTTATCATGGCACTTCCAAATAAAATTTTACCCGGCTTTAGCGCAAGTTTGTACGCGCAACCTACAGCTACTCCAACACCTTTAACAACTGCTGCACTTTCAACAGTCGCAACAGTGGCAGCGTTAGCAATTCCTGCAAACTTGGTTAATGTTGAGGCGGTTCCTGCGTTCGGTCAAGATGACGCAATGGCTAGTTTTTCAATTGCTGGTTCACGTCAATCAGATAAAATACCGACTCAATCAGCACCAACAAGTTTAACGATTACTGCCCCTTGGAATCCAAGCGACTCACAGTTGCTAATCTTGCGAGGCGATGCTTACAACGGTACTATTGATCGCACGTTTGTTATTAGCGCAACCGATGGTACAAATACAATTTATTATGCGTTTAATGGTCGTGTCTCACAGTTTCAAATTGATGCGCAGCCGGGCGCTGAAGCAAAAGCAATTTTTACAGTACACCCGCGTGGTAATCAATTTGGTTGGAGCAACGCAGCATGAAGTTAGCTGATGCAGTTAAAACTCTCGCAACTACGAACAGGTCTTTGGACTCGGTAGCTCAGACTTTAATTGTTGACGCTAACGAAGTCCAGGCTGCTTTAAAAACAGTAGAGTTAGGAAGCGTTGACGAAACTTGTTTACAATACTTAGCAAAATTTAACCCTGCTCCTAAACCGAAAGTTAAAAAAGAAGATTAAATATGACCACAACAATACAAAATAATAATCAACTTTTAGACTACCTTTTATCCCAAGCCAATTCCGGCACAAAGAATTGGTTTGGGTTCACTCAGCAACGAATAACGGGCATCATGCTCGCGCATGAAATTGCCTCGCGCCACGCCTATCACATGTCACCCGATGAGGTGACAGATTACGTTATGAAGCTCAATAACAGTATTTACCATCGGTTAATCAAAGGTGATGGTAATGGCAACGGTTGTTAAAGTTGAATTTGAAGGTTGGGCTGAAACAACCGAATTATTTAAACAAATAAGTAATGATTTTGGTGAAAAAGACGCAAGTAACATCATGCGTAGCGCGGTACGTTTATCAATGAAAACCGTGTTAGAAAAAGCGCGTTCTTTAGTTGCTAAAGACACTGGCGCATTAGCTGCAAGCCTACAGGTTGAAGCAAGAAAGCCGGGGAAAAAAGATTTTCGTTCTAAATATATATTTCCGGGCGATGTTGTGATAGGAGCAGTAACTACTGCAAGTGGTAAAGTTTTAGCAAAAAAGGCGTTTAAGAATCTTAAAAGTGGTAACAGTAAATTTAAACAAATTGGTATTAAAAGTGATGCGAGAGCAATGATTTTAGAATTTGGCACAGGTCAAAGAGTGCCTAAACCTTTTATGCGACCCGCATTAGAAAGTTCAGCAGCACAAGTTACTGGCACACTAGGGAAGTCACTTGGTGTAGCTCTCGAAAAATACAAAGCAAAACAAGCCAAGAGGTTATTAAAATGAACAGTTTTTCAAAAGCATTTAATATTAACAAAGACGAATTGCGCATCAGGTCATTTGAATTTGCGGGTCACACGTTTAAAGTTCGCGTGCCTTTAACTGTTGAATCTGATTTGATGAATGAGCGTTTAAAAACACCAAATGAATTGTTAATTAAAAAATTCTATGAGGAAATGACCAAAGATTTAACAGAAGGAACGGACAAGGTTGTTATTACCGAAGATGACATTATTTATGATGGCAATTCAATTAAAAAGTTTTGTAAAGATAAGGCAATCGTTCAAGAGCGCATTACCATCATGTTGCAATACTTAGTGCCAGAGGAAGATAATTTCGACATGAGCACTATTACCTACGAAATGATTGACGAGTTATTCCCTTATGCTATACAGCTAGAATTAGTAAAGTTAATTAGCGAAACCATTAGCCCGTCTTATAATGCCACTAAGGGAAAGTAATTGGGTCAGTCCGTAGGCAAGTTAAGGCTTATTTGACTGCACACGGTACTGACCCTGCATTGGTAGATGAAGAAACGTTTAGCGATATTGCGGTCATGTACCACGCAGGGTTAATTGGTAATATTGGGTTGCTTGAAGTTTTGGGCAACTTAACCGCAGGACAGTTTAATAAGATGTTACCTAAAGGCAAGACTGGTTATAAGTTGCGCGACATCATACCCAATACTTACGACTACATTTACCCGCCATTAAGCGAACAAGACAAGAAAACACAAGTTAATCAAAGTCTTTTAGCTTTTGCGCTTATGAGTCCGGGCGCACCTGCAATTTTAACGAAGGGTATGTAATGGCAAATATTGCAAGGCTTGGTGTAGCGCTTGGTCTTAACACTGCTGAATTTCAGTCAGGGTTAAAGGGCGCAATGGCTGGGCTAGAAAAGGTTAAAGATGCAGCCAAAGTTGTAGGCGTTGCTATCTTAGCTGCTGGCACGGCTATGGCTTACATGACCAAAAAGTCTATTGACAACATGGACAAGTTAGCCAAGCAAGCACAGATGGCTGGCGTCACAACGGAAAGTCTTTCAGCTTTAGCTTATGCAGCAGACCTAGCCGGCGTTAGCCAAGACACCCTTGTACTTAGCATGGCCAAGCTATCCAAGGGCATGAGCGACGCTGCAATGAACACTGGCGAAGCGCTAAAAGGCTTTAACGCACTCAATATTGATTACAAGAATTTAGAAAGCACAGACGAAGCGATGCTACAAATCTCAGAAAGATTTGCAGGCATGGCAGACGGTGCGAATAAAACTGCTATTGCCATGAGCTTGTTTGGTCGTTCAGGCGCACAATTAATACCACTGCTAAACGGTGGGCGTGATGGTGTAGAAAAGTTACGTGCTGAGGCGGAAAAATTAGGTTTAGTAATTGGCGGTGATACAACCAAATCGGCCGAGCAATTTAATGATAGTCTTACTCAGTTGGGTTCGATTTTCACGGGTTTAGGTAATGAAATAGCTACAGCCACGTTGCCATTGCTTAATAGCATTACCCAAGCATTGTTTAATTCTTGGATAGAATCTGATCAATTTAGGGTCGGCATACAAGAAATTATACGCAATGATTTACCTAGATGGCTCGATAATGTGGCGTATGGTTTTGCGTTTACTGCTGATGTCATAGGTAATGTCATAAACATTGTGCGCGGTTTCATACAAGTACTTCAACATACGGGTGACGTCATTAGTTACGTCATGGCTAACGTTGAATACTCTATGGCTATTACTGATCAAGCGCAAGAATCAGCCTTAGCTAAACAATCAAGCGTTTTACTTAAACTTAAACAAAATGAAAAAGATTTTGATCAATTTCAAAAAGAAAAAATTGCTAATGCGTGGCGTTACTCAGATGAATTAGAAGCAATACAAAACCAAACTAGCGATGATGCAGGCATAGGTTTATCTATTATAAAACCGCAAGCGCCACGCATGGTAGACCCAAACCAGGTCGACAAAACCGCAAACATGCTTAAAGAAGCGTCATTAGTCTCGGCAGAATTTGACCGTGAACGTCAACATGCTATTGGAATGTTGCAAATCAAAGCGGATATGGCAGGACTCGCAAACAATGAAAAACGCGTACAGGAAGCCGTTAACGCAGTCTTAGACGCAACAAGTGCGAAGCTACAGGAAATATCAGACAAGCGCGAGAAGGCAGCAGGACAGGGCGCAGACTCTAAAACCTTAGCAGAGTACGACAGGCAAGCATTAGAGGTTGAACGATTAGGTAGTATGTACGAAGTGATTACACGCCAAATGGAAGAAGCTACCATTGCGTCACAAATGACTTTTAGTTTTGGGTGGAACAAAGCGTTCGCACAATTTAGCGAAGATGCACAAAACTACGCTACAGTCGCTGCCGATATGTTCGGCTCTTTGGTTAGTAGCATGAACACGGCAATTGATAACTTTGTAGACAACGGCAAGTTGTCATTTAGCGAATTTGC